TGCTTTTTCCAGTAATACTTTTGCCAAAACGATTGCATCATCTAGTTGCTTATCTGTTGTAATCCCGTCAAACAAATCGTAATCTCCATTCGCGACAAATCCGTTTTCTTGTGCGCACAAAAGTATTCTGCTCCCGTAGTTTGAAAATTCAATGTTTACGTACGGATACCCATTCCTACCTTCTCCACGTTCTTGAATTTCAAGGACTACGTCTAAAAGTTCATGTATTTTCTTTCTATCCATTGCTTATCCTCCTACTCATCCTTGGACAATCTAAACTCCATCAAATCTGCCAGCATCAAATATTCCTTTGCCAGTCGGCTGTCTCCGTGTCGTTCTTTCACCTTTTCTCTAAATTCATTAAGTGTTCCATAAAAACATCCACATCTCACGCTGATTCCGCCGTCTTTCGTGCGGAAAAATGTTGTCGTCCTATTTCCCGATCCGAAGCAGCTTGTAGCAGAATAATCACGGCAGTTTTGAACCCGAGCGTCACCGGATACCCAAGCGTCACCGTATACCCGAGCGTCACCGGATACCCAAGCGTTACCGGATACCCAAGCGTTACCGTATACCCGAGCGTCACCGTATACCCGAGCGTCACCGTATACCCGAGCGTTACCGTATACCCAAGCGTCACCGGACTGATCAAGGTTCTCTTCTTTCTCTACAAGGCCACCCAATTCTCCTTCTTTTACGTCACCAAACGACACAAGAGCCTTGATTCTAAAGAGCTTCTTTCCTAAAAAAGTTACAAATTCGCTGGTTAATTCAAATTTTTTCATTTACATTTCTCTCCTTTTCGTCTACAATTTAACTGATTTAATTTCTTGAGTGCTCGAGGGTTGCCGCCCTGTGACAGCACTCTTTTTAATACCCAAACACCAGATACCACCCAAGCATTGTCAGTCCGAACCCGACCACCGCCACACCGACTCTGATCCAGTAAGGCTTGTCCTCTTCTTCCGGCAGATCTACCGATACGGAGCGGATGTCCCAGCTGTTTAAAGTGTTTGGTTGCTGAGTGGTCTGGCAGTGGTAGGTTCCTTTAATTTCCATGTTCTTCCTCCTTTAATTTCACGGATTTTCTTCCTTGATACTCCAGTTCCCTGCAGTAATTGTTTAAACAGGCGATTGCGTGCAACTTTTGCTCCTCAGAATACCAACCAACCCTTTCTGTGGATTCCAGGGCTTGGATGAATTTCTCAATCTGTTTTACTGTCAGCCTTTTCATCAAATCACCCCTGTTCGCAATTTCATTGCCCGTTCTGCTGCCCTCATTTCTTTCTGGATGAATTTTTCTAATTCTGAAGTGCGATACATCAAAGTACTGTGTGGGTTCGCAGGATTAAGCAAAAACGCCACCTGCTGCCCCGGTGTATTCCAGACTCTTCTTAAAAACTCCGGCGGGTATCCCTGTTGGATGAGTTCCTTTCTACTCATGATTTCCTTTGGATAATTCATGTTAGTCCTCCAATTCTATAACCAGCGCGTTAATATTGGTTCTTATTGTTTTCACGTGTTTTTCCAAAAATTTTGGATCTTCTCCAGAAATACTTCCCGGAACATATATATTTGTTGCTGGCACCGCGCCTTTGTGATATACAACTTTCACGAGTACTTCTTCTCCAATTACATTTGCCAAGTCCGCCAACCTCAATCCAGATGGCTTGTCCGCCTTAATAGTTCCAACTTTGATATCGGACGGCTTATCGTCCTTACAAAAAACCCGAACATCCATATTTACTGTAAGTTCTGCGATATCATCTCTCTCTTTCTGTTCTAATTTGTATGATTTCACGCAGTTAAGTTTCTTGCCGTCTAAAAATAATCCATTGTCGATTTTTACGTTGCTAAACATTGTCTTTTTCCTCCTTTTCTTCTATGCAACTCCGTATTTAATAGCCAGTTCTTTTACAATAGCCGTATATCCCTCAATCAGTTTCTTATCATCAGCAATCACATCAAGATAATTCAATTTGTCTCTTCTGGATTTGCAAACACCCTCATCTGCCATTCTTCTGCGCTTGTTTGTGAGTCTCTGCTTCACATTCACTCCCATGCGTTTTTCTAACAACTGATAGGATTCCCTTCTTACATCTTGATAAGACTTGCTGTCTCCGCACTCCATACCAATTTTTCTCAAGATTCTTCCGGTATCTTCTCTCCATGATGTTGTATCGATTGCAACAACCTCACGGATGCTTTCAATCCGTTCTTCCACGTGCTCAAGCTTCTCTGCCTGACGCTTCTGCTCGATTTCCAAGTTGATCATGACCTGTAACTGCGGTGAGAGTTCTTGTGTGGCAAGAGATGCCGCTTTGTATTTCTTTTCTACCCGAATGAAATATCTGCGTACTTGCTTTCCTTTTTCGTTCCGCTCAAGCATTGCCATTTCTTTGGCAGTATCCAGTTTGATGATATGGTCTTTTTTAGAGGTTCCTCCTGACACTGTCGGAATTTCGACGGTGGTAAAATCTTCGTCTTCCTCCGCATCGATATCTAACACTCTTCTTTTGATCCACTCTCTATAGTTGCTCTTTACTTCCAGAACCTCATGCAGTTCTGAACCGT